GCTGACACTTTTCTATCCTTGTTCGTCGTATCTCTGGTTAATCATCATGTCTTGGACATCTTCAGGCATAAGAAGAAAACCTTTTGCCGGATTGTCCGCGCCACCAAGATTTATCTTATTAGAGCTGTTGAACCTTTCCGGGAATGCTCGTAGGTATCTTTTTAGCCTCGCTACAGAGACAACAATAAATGCTCCCTCAGGTGAAAAGATATAAACCCACCATTTAGCGGTAGTTATGTTTATTCCGCTTTTGTTCCAGACCTGAACGCCGTTAACGTCCTTGTATCCGCGTGGGTTTTGGTCTGTTTCAACAACCATCCTCCCATTGCGATACCTGTCGCTCTTTACCTCAAACGAACCATTCGATAGGTCGTCAAGGAATGCAGACACAAGGGACTCACCTTGCTGCCCGTAGGCGAGGTCTTTTTTGAAATCAAATTTTCGTGCTGGGATGTCAAACTCTGCGGCCATTAACCAATCATGCCAGCATTAAAACTTATTTGCAACCTTAATTTTTGTATACCCGCCAGTTTCCTAGCTTGCCCTGAGAGTTATCCATAATCCATTTTGCAAATTTAACGTTGCAATCAACATCCTTGAGACCGCTCATGCGATTTTCTACAGCGTCTTTTCCGCAAACATCAGCAACTCGAGATTTCCACGATGAGTTAATTTGAAGAAGTCCAGTATCGTATGACTTGTCCTTGTTTAAGGCGTAGGTCATGTTGCCATTGGCATCCCATCTAGCGTTTTGAGCAGCTGGATTGCATCCACTTTCACGCCATGCAATATACGAAAACACCTCAACCGGCTCAAGCCCCACCTGTTTGAATAGCGGCTCCCACATCGGACAGCGCTTTGACTGGTCCGCTGGGATGTTATATACGGCGCTCATTGGCGGAGTTGGAACGTTGCTTACGGGAAGATTGAGTGATTGGAGCTTCTCTATATGCTCTCGGCGAGTTATCGGACCGTAAGTTCCATCTATTCGCACTGTGCCTATCGCCTGTTGTAGGCTTTTAACTCTTTCGCTTTTCTCTCCGAATGAGTAATTATCCAATAAAACCTGCTTGTTTTTGGCCTCTTCCATCCTGTCCGGAGAAACAACAGAGACAGCTGGTAGAGGTGCCAGCATGGCTACCTCCGCCTTTGTCCCACCTGGGATTGAAATCCCCAATGCTCCAAAAAGTATAGAAATAGACCATCCTGTGATTTGCTTCAATGTTTTTCTCCTGAACTCGGCGGATAGGGCAACAGGCTTTAGTAAATAGCCTGCCTATGTCAGTATCGGGTACTTCAATATTACCAAATTATTACGCAATAGCAACTTCAACGATAGTTTAACTCTTGACGAGTGGCCCTAATCCCCAATAACCGTACGGTCTTGAAGGCTTGTCATAAATTTCTCAAAATCTTTCAGATTTACTGAGGTTTTGAATGAATTTTCGGACTCAACATCATGAATATCGAGATTCATTGATTGAACAACAATGCTCGCAATATCACCACAATCATTAGATGCTTCTTCAATTTCTTCTTCATTCATGTTGTCATCTATATAGAAGTACAAAAGCACTCCTGCGATATGTTCAACGAGATTTAGGCGGGCTTCATCATTTGTTGCTGTCATGTGTTGCATCCTATCACTCGTGGTGATAAAGTTGCACTCGCTGAAGTCATCCGACCTCGGCATACGTAAACCAAGGAGAAGAAATGAACCCGGCACCAACGGTGATTATCGGTAACGTTACGGCGGAACCAGAACTCACCTTCACATCAAACGGACAGGCACGCCTGTCATTTTCAGTAGCCGCAAACTATGTTTGGTACGACCAGGCAGGCGAAAAGCAGGAAAAGGTTTCCTTTTTCAACATCGTCGCATGGCGCTACACAGCCGAGAATGCTGCAAAGACACTGGAAAAGGGAATTGGTGTAATCGTAACAGGACGCCTTGAACAGCGTTCATGGGACGACAAAGAGACAGGTCAAAAGCGTTCAACAGTCGAAGTTATTGCAGACGAAATTGCAATTAACACTCGCAGTGTTGAAACTGTTGTCCGTCGCACCAAGCAGGACGGTGGTCAAGCGCAGGGCGGTTCATCCGCTCCGGCACAGCGCCGCTCAAAGCCAGCAGCATCAAATCGTCAGCCAGTAGGCGTTGGCGTAGATGGTGAATCAGAACCATTCTGATTCCTGCTATTTAAATAAACAAAACCCTCGTTAATTTCGTGCAGAGACACGAAGACGAGGGTTTTTTTATGCCTTTTTTAAGCCATGCAATATTTTCGTAAGCTCATCGCCGTCAAACGGAATGGCATAAGCATCGACGTAGTTCTTGGCATCTAAAAGCATATCTATGACCTCTGCCACTGGGACCGAAGACCTAGGGTCTTTGACTAATTGCTTTGAAAGCCTCTGTAGGTGGGTATCTATGGAATCCATGGGTTAAGTATAAACATAAAAAATATCCGCTTTGGGGTTGCCAATGTATTTTTTAGTTATTAATATCTAAGTCAACCTACAAATAGACGGACATAAAGGAGTTATTACTAATGTCTGAATACAATAAACTAAAGAACAGCGGACTTGGTCGCGGTCGGCCGAAACTTAAAGAAGAAGAGCGTGTTCTGCGCAAGCAGATGAACTCTGTTCGCCAGGAAGCCCGCAGGCGTGCTCATCTCGTTCTTCAGCATCGCCATCAAGTTGAGTATGACGAGATTTTCCAAGAAGAACTTAAATCCCTTTCCAAAAAGGGACGCTAGTTAGATTCTTGTTCCCTGGTGGCTTCATCTGCCTCCAGGGACTTTGCATCATGAACTAATTCTCCAGTTTTAAATCTAAGAACAAGGGGCGGAGGTTCTTCAGGGGTAGTCAATGTTCCCACTTTTCATTGAGCCTCTACCCTTTTTTGAGGGCTTCATGACTTTTGACTTTGATTTGCCATACTGAGATTCTAGCCATTCGTCGAAGTCTTCTACTTCTCCGGGCTTGGAAATAACGTATTTTTCGTATTGCTTTATTAAGCCAACAAGCTCGTCATCTTCTTCATCAAATCTTGGCATTTCTATCTGGACCTTCGCGCTCTTCTTCCAGCTTTTGCCGCTCTCATTGTGTTTGGAACGAATTGTTTTCCCTTTTTACTTCCAGCAATCTTTTTCCTATTTGTTGCATTTTTTTGTGCTGGGGTTAGTTTTTCCCATGCTGCTGCAGGAAGATATCTACGCATTCCATCAGGTCGGTTTGCTGGCTTACCATCGCTGGTAGTCCATTTTTCTTTCGTCCACTTCTTGAGTGAACGCTGGGTCTTGCTTAAACCACCGCGATAACCACCACCAGCTTTTCTGTATTGCACAGCAAGCAATTGAGCTTTACGAGCAGACCACTGTCCAGGTTTTCCACCATCAGAGCCGGCAAGAATGCGAGATTTAATTCTTTCTCGCAGCTCCGGTTTTGTGTATGAGTTTTTTGCTGATTTTTCCATTAACTCGGAATCAACGCCAGCTAAAAATTCGCCAACAGCCTGCTCAACCCACTCAGGGCCGTAATCTTCTGATTTATCTTGTCTGCTGGCCATTTGTTTCTCCGCTTAAAATAATACGCGATATAGAAGCGGATTCGTGTTAAGTGTTTATTGCAGTCTTTGACCGCATTTTAAACAGGTAACAGACCATGGATAGCGCCTGACCGAAGGGTGCTCACATTCAAGTAGCGTTTTTGCCTTCGCATTTAGCACGTCTCGTATCCACGCTGACATGGTTTTACCATCGACGGCCGCAGCCTGTCTCCAGCGCTCCCTGACCTCGTCCGTGGTTCTGATTAGGACCGATGTGTTGGTTGGTCCTTCGTCTTCTTTTTCTAGTGGTCTTACCGACAAATCTGTCGAATCAGCGACGGCCTTCATTGCAGCTTCAAGGTTGCTGTCACTCATCTGTTTCCTCTTCGTTTGGTTCTTCTTCTACGGATACTATCTCAGCATCAACGATGTCTGCTTCACCCAACATTTGTCTCACAGCGCTTTCTGGGAGAACTCCAGACATCCCCATTAGTTGAAGAAGTTGCCTTGCTTCTGATTCTGGGTCAAATGTATTTCCAATTTGCTTGAGCTGTTCAGAGCCAGCAAGTGTTGCCTTTATCGTTTCGCTCGTCTTATTCCCAACATCCATCTGAACGCTGATGTTGGTTTGGTCCATGCCTAGGAGTTTTGTGCGCCTATCCATGATGGAAAGAACCTGCTGTATCGCCTTCAAGTCCGGCTCAACGGCAACTTCTGTTCCATCATCCATCACCTGTCTTCTGTGTTGGGTTAATGGCCAAATTGCCTGCTGAAGACTGTCCAGTCTTTCGAGTTCAAGCCGAAGAACTTCCGGGTAAGCCATCAAGGTCTCGCGGTTCATTTTCTCTAACTGACGAGAAATTGCTTTAGACACAGCGCTCGTTGTCATTCCAAAACGTCTTGCTATTTCGGATGTTGAGGTCCCAGCTTGGCGAAGTTTAAATATTCGCATGTCTCTTTCACCAAGAAACTCACGCGTAGCAATTTTATTGCTTTTGTCTTCGCTCATTACCCTATCTTAGTGACTTATTTGTCAACTTTCATGAACTCAATCACTTCGAACGGGAATATCTTGCCTCGTTTGATTTTCAAAGGCCACTGACGTTGGTCGCGAGCTCCTCTGAAGTGCCGAACGTCGTAAACGTATGGCTCGTTGGCTGTCGGGTCCGGTTGAAGAGAAATACCAAACTCCGGCCAGCGCGACCAAACAGCAGAACCAAAAGGACGCAATTCTCTTGTATTAAGAGTTGTTCCAAGTGGTGCGTGGTGCTCGAGCCAAAGAGCGCATCCATAAACTGTTCTAATTGTGTCTAGGTACTTGGCAACCTCAACAGCAATGGCCTCTGAGGTTCGTCCGCCTGGGTCGACGAATGCCTTATACAAAGGACCCATCACCAAAATGTCTGGCTTGACTCGCTCAATCGCTTCTTCAAGAATCAATCTGTCTTCTGGCTTCAATAGGTCCATTCCAGACGGTTTGGTTAAAACCTCCCCATAAACCCTGGCGACATGTCCGCGACGCATTGCTTGTGTAAGGATTGCAGAAGATGCTCTTCGAATAATTCGCTCAGGGTTTTCGAGGTCAACGGTCAAAGTTACGACGGGCTTCATCTGCCCGTACGTGAAAGGGTGAATACCAGCAGCAGCACAAAGCGCAACTTGCCGCGCGAGCATAGTCTTGCCAACGCCTTCGGCAGCAACAACGATTACTCTTTCGCCACGTTCAAGAAGACCAGGAATAACCCAGTCGTAAGATTCATCAACCTGCTCCGCAATAAAGTCGTTCCATTGAACCAGTCTGCCTGGGTCCGTGATTTGCTTCGATGTAGTTGCAGAAAGAATCATCGACATTTTTGAAACCATTTGACCAGGACTTAAGTCTTCTCTGCCAAATAGCTCTTGAATCTTTACGAGCGCAGAATCAAAAACAGATTCTTTCTTTTCTTCAATTGGCTCGCTCTCTTCTTGATATTCGTTTTCAATACTTTCAACATTTTCTGATGCATTTTCTTCAGACGGCGAAAATTCAACAAGCGTCTCAAATGTCCCACCTGAAGATAGGTGGTCAGTAATGTCTTTTACATCTGGGCAAACCCATGCCTGCGCATCGCACCCTGCATCTGTTAAGACTTTCAGCAGTTTTGAAGCATGCTCTCTTCCAGGGGCATCGTTATCTGCGACGATGTCTACAACTGCGCCTTTAAGCGCTTCTGTGTGGATGTCGAGCCAGTGTCCAGCTCCACCGGGCATTGTTGTTGCAACATACCCCAACGCAATAAGTGTGTCTGCGTCTTTCTCTCCCTCAACTACCCAAATTGGCGTTCCAGAATCTTTTGCAGCAAGAACAGCTGGAAGATTGTAGAGAATTTTTGGAACTTCTGAAAGCGAATATGACCATCCGCCATTCTCAACCGGTTTTCTCTGTCGAAAAGTCTTAACACCATCCTGATTTGTATATCTAACTTTTTGAAACAGCAATTCACCAGATTCGTCGATGTAGTCATAAGAGCAAACAAATTTAAGCTCCTCTTTGATGATGGGCTTTGGCGCCTGCGTTGACGTTTGTTGTTTTTCTTTTTTAACAATTGGCTTTTCGTAAATTGTGCTCGTGCCGTTTTGGGGCATTATGTCGGAAATCGCTAAACCAACCGAAGCACATATCTCTGCGGCATCACACCCATTGCCTCTATGGCAATGAACCAAAACGCGACCATCTGTTCCCTCGCTTACAGAAAGAGATGGGTTGTTATCGTCATTCCTGCAAGGGCAGCGTGCCATAAAGTTCCCGCCACTTTGCCTGACCCCATCAAGTCTGTCAAGGAAGTTCTGGACGATTGGTCCGGGCGTTGTCACTGTGCTTCCCGCAGGGCTTTCTTTATTGCCGCATCCTTAAGGCGATAGTTGCCCTTATATGCAAACCCATTGGCGTTTCGCCTTCCGATTCCAGGAAGGAAAATTCTTGCTTCTCGAGATAGGAGAATCCCTTTGTCACTTCTCATCATTGCGCGTTCAGCTTCTGTTTTCCCTCCCCAAATACCAATTGGTTCATGACGAAGTGAATACTCAAGACAGTGCTCCATTGATGGGCATGAGTTGCAAAGCTCAATTGCTTCTTTTGTATCTGCCCTAAATTTAAGCCACTGTTCTCTTGGCAAACCTTTTTCGATTACTGGGAACCACTTGTCAACATCGTGTCCTTTGCAGTTTCCCTCTGCTGGCGGCGCATCGTAGTTTGGCAACAATTCAACTCCTTACGTCGGATTAGGTTTGGTTATCCTAGCGACGTCGGATGAAGAAAGAAATACCAGAGCGTGTTTTACTACAAGATTTCCGGAGATGTCTGTTGCGACAATATCTATTGCTTCTAATGGTATTTTAAACTTTGAAGCAATTGCAGCTTTCATTTTGCTTATATCAATTTCTTCTTCAACAAATTTTACATTGTCATCAATGTCTGTTGGAATGGCTCCGGCGGTAAGAGCTTTCATTTCGCCATCTTTTTCCACAGCACGAAGACACCATGCACAAGCTAATTTTGGCGTCGAAGCAGCGCGCGCACGTGTTTCAGTGTGCCCACAAGAAAGCAAGTGTCGGTATTCGACTTTTCCCCAAGCACCCTCACGAGTAATTTGAACCACATCTTGTCGTGGCGCTTTGCGATGTTCAGTTGTCACAGCCCACCATTATGGTGGAAGAGGGGGTTATTTTGCGATACCCTTAAAAAACTTTCGCAACCACTTCTTCAAGCCGCGAGCATCAACGGATACTTGTGCTGGAATGCTGTCGATAAGTTGTTCAATTTTGTCCGCATGCTCAGCCACTTGCTTTGCTGCTACTGCTTCTACGAAGTCTTCTGCTTTTGCAAAAGTGCTTTTTGGAGCAGCCTTCTTTGCTGGAGCCTTCTTTGCGGCAGCCTTCTTTGCAGGGGCCTTTTTTGCTGTTGTCTTTTTCTTTGATGTTGCCATGACCTTGACTTTATCAAACCATTTACCACCGTGGCGGAACCACCTCCCCTGTAGAAGCGCGGTCCGACCTAGGCTGTTGCCGTGGAAGGCTCTTATGACAATGATTATAGTAAAATAGCTCTTGCTATAACTGCCGCCCAACTAGCAAAGTCGACCAGCGTAAAAGAATTCGGAATCGGCGAAGACCTGGCTATCAATTTTTTTGGCTGGGATGAAGAGCGACTAGCCATTGTCTGCCAGATAAGGCAGGATTTGATGAAGATTGACCCAGAAGAGCGTTTAGCACGCTGTACGGAGCTCTGTGCGGTTCTCAGGCGATACTGGGGGGTGTCTTCGATAACAATGGTGGCCGAGGGTTACTGTTCTGGAGATATGGCCGAGACAGAGGGTTTATCGCTAGCAGATGCATTTCTGGACGCATCAAAACCAGTGAAAGAGTGCATTACGGTAACAAACGTAACTTTAGACCAGAAGGCCGTAGAGGATGGCGGTTTTGTAACCACCATTCTTGCTGTTCCTTATGCATACGAGCTGGGACGGACACTGAAGTGGTTTGACACCCTCATCTACACCAATGGTGGAGGCAAGAATTTTAGGAATTCAAAGTATCCACAGTCAATGAGGCGAGCCTTGAAAAACAAGGTTGTTGAGGACCTCCCGGATGAGGCATACGAGGAGCTGGTAAGCCTGATTAATTCAAATGGATTTCATATACAAGAATTTTATTAAAGTATAATAATTCAAATGCCATTTTACGACAACTCATACGACGACTTGTATGGTCGTTCGCGCAATCTATTCGACAACGTCACAATTCTGCCAGCTGATAGGACTCCGTGCCTCGTGTGTGGGCATCCAACTGGGGACTGTGCTGGGGATAACTCATCCCATACGAGGATAGCTGGGTTCGGAATGATTGAATCACTTAAAGTTGTTCAAACTTTTTTGGTAGAAGAAGACATACACGAAGAGAGACAAATAACACCTTCGATAAAAACAAAAGTTCTGTTGCACAAGAAGGGTAAACAGATACCATATGCCGAAGCCGAGCGACTTGGGTTAATAAAAAACTGGACAAACTAAGAGCAAAGTTACTACGACTTTAGACCCTTTCAGTATTCTCGGCTAAGTTAAAATCGATACCTACTCAAATCACTATCACAACAGGAAAAATCATGACTTCGCTTGACCAATCATTCGTGGATTCGTATTCTCTAAAACAAGCTCCTTGGGGCTTCAACGGTATGGGGGAAATTGTATTTCTTCGTACTTACAGCCGCAAGAAAGAAGATGGAAACAACGAAACTTGGCCAGAAACCCTTCAGCGCGTAATCAACGGAGCGATGGAAGTTGGAGTTGAGTACACAAAAGAAGAAGCAGAGGCACTGTTTGACCACTGCTTCAATCTTCGTTGCTCATTCTCTGGTCGTTCGCTTTGGCAACTTGGAACACCTCTTGTTCAGAAGTTCAATGCAACATCACTGAACAACTGCTACTTCACAAACATTGAAAAAATTGAAGACTTTGAGCTGTTGTTTGAATACTTGATGCTTGGTGGCGGAGTTGGTTTTTCCGTGGAGCGTTCCAAGATTCATGACTTGCCAAAGGTTAAGTCTGGTGTGACAATCACGCACGAACGTTCCAACGATGCAGACATCATTGTCCCTGACTCACGTCAAGGTTGGAAGCGTCTCTTGCATGCAGTGTTGAAGTCATACTTTGACACGGGTAAGTCTTTCTCATACTCAACAGTTCTTATCCGTGAATACGGTGCGCCATTGAAGACATTTGGTGGCACTGCATCTGGCCCAGGAGCACTGATTGATGGAATCGCCGACATTTGCAAAGTGATGCAGAATCGTGAGGGCAAGAAACTTCGTTCGATTGATGTGCTCGACATCTGTAACATCATTGGCCGCATTGTGGTTTCAGGCTCATCACGTCGTTCAGCACAGATTGCGATGGGTGACCCGGACGACGTTCTTTTCCTCCGTGCAAAAAATTGGGCATCTGGGAATATTCCTGCGTGGAGAGCGAACTCCAACAACTCCATATACGCCGACCACTACGACGAAATCATGTCGGAACTGTGGAAGGGGTACGACGGAACCGGCGAGCCTTACGGCTTGTTGAATCGTCGACTTGCTCGTAAGTTCGGAAGACTTGGTGAAGCAAAGCCTGACAACTCAATTGAGGGCTTTAACCCTTGTGCTGAAATCGCACTTGCTGATGGAGAGTCGTGCAACTTGGCAACAATATTCCTGCCAAACGTTGAGTCCCTTGAGCAATTTAAAGAAATCTCAAGCTTGCTCTACAAGACACAAAAGCAAATCACTCGCATGGCTTATCCATACGAAAAGACAACAAACATCGTGAGCAAGAATGCACGACTTGGTCAGTCTGTTACTGGAATCCTCCAGTGTTCAGAGGAACAAGTTTCGTGGTTGTCCCCTGCTTACGAGTATTTGCAGGAATTTGATAAGCAATACTCCGCAGAGCGTGGATGGCCAGCATCAGTTCGTTTGACGACCGTTCAGCCATCAGGAACGCTTTCATTACTTCCTGGAGTGACTCCTGGAATTCACCCTGCATTTGCTCCTTTCTATGTGAGACGTGTTCGCTTTGGTTCTTCAGACCCACTCGTTGAGGCTTGTCGCAAGCGTGGATACAAGATTCAGTGGGATATTGGAATCGACGGCAGAGAAGACCACACTCGCTATGTTGTGGACTTCCCATGCATGTCACCAGAGGGTTCGACACTTGCTGCGGCAATGACTGCTGTGCAACAGCTTGAATGGGTAAAGAAGATGCAAACTGAATGGGCAGATAACGCCGTGTCGGTTACTGTCTACTACCGCAAGGAAGAGCTTGGAGAAATCCAGGAATGGCTTTCAAAGAACTACGACAAGAGCGTTAAGTCAGTTTCGTTCCTGCTCCACGTAGACCACAACTTCTCTCTTCCTCCATATGAAGAAATCACCAAGGAGGAGTACAACAAGATGCTCGCCAAGGTTGACTTCTCTGCGCCATTGCAAGATGTAACTTTTATGGGTGATTTGGACCTCGACAATTGCGCAACAGGTGCTTGCCCGATAAAGTAGAGGCATGGCAGGAAGAAAACCAATACCAGAAGAAGAACGTTTTTGGGAAAAAGTGGACAAGTCTGGACCAAATCCAAATTATCCAGATTGCTGGGAATGGACTGCGCATAAGGTAAAAAAATACGGTCATTTTGTATGCAAGCAAGATGGAGTCAATAAAAAACTTGGCGCCCACGTATACAGCTGGCAAAAAGCAAATGGTAAGCGGGTGCCGAAAGGGCTTGAAGTCTGCCATACCTGCAATAACCCACCATGCGTTCGCCCTGACCACCTAGAGGCCGAGACTCGTTCCCATAATCAGCGTTATTCTGTTACGAACGGCAACAACACGCAGAGGAAAAAAACACACTGCCCATATGGACATCCATACGATGAAGCGAACACAATCAAAAAAATAAGCAAACATACCGGTCTTGATACACGAGATTGCAGGACTTGTCAAAAGAGATGGAAGAAAGAACGCGTTGCACGCAGACAGAAGGAAAAGGGAATAGAACCCAAAAAACCAAATCACTGCAGAAAGGGTCACGACTTCAGCGTTTACGGGGAGAAGTGGTACGTAAAAAAAAGCGGACGCCCATACCGAACATGCCTAGAGTGCATGCGGATTAGAGAGAGAAAGAGGAGAAATGGCTAAGCACATGCCGCTCATCGAAAGATTTTTTCAGAAGGTTGATAAGTCTGGTAATGAAAAGTTTCCTGATTGTTGGATTTGGACCGGTGCACCAACAAGCAGGAACTATGGTTCCTTTTGCTACTACACCAAGAAGCCCGCGATTGGGGCGCATGTGTCAAGCTACCTTTTCCACAAAGGCGATGTACCAAAAGGAATGCGCGTTTGTCATCATTGCGACAATCCACCGTGCGTCAACCCTGAGCATTTGTTCCTAGGTTCAAACTCAGACAACATGAAAGATATGATGAAAAAGGATAGGCACGGTTGGACAAACAGGAAGAGGACGCATTGTAGGCGTGGTCATGAATTCGAAGTTTTTGGAGTGACAAAGCGCACAAAAAAAGATGGGACAAGCTACCGTACATGCAAAGAATGCATAAAAATAAATAGAAAGAACAACAAGAATAAGTAAATATGCGTCGGTGGCCAAATGGATAAGGCAACAGACTTCTAATCTGTAGACTGTAGGTTCGAGTCCTACCCGACGCGCACAGTGGCAAGTAGCTCAGTTGGCAGAG